GAGCTCCATGTCGCTCGGCATCCCAAGTCGAGGTAACGACACGGGGGGCAAATAGGAGCCACCACCTCCACCGCCACCGTCTGAGCCGCCAGAACTGGGATCGCCCAAGTTGACGCCTCTGCCCCTTTCGATAGAGTCAACGGTGTCTGCCCATGCGCTTGCGAGTCTTGCGGCGCCAGAGGACGCTGGTTTGCCTTGGGCATCAAACCTTGCAAGCCCTCGGAGGATGATGTCTTTTTGCGTGTCGGTAAAGATGGGCCTTGTTGCGTACACGTCCGCCATCAGTTGCTCCTGAACTGTTGTAGTTGGCTCGCCAACTCGCTGCGGCGGCCCTGGCGGGCGGCCTCCAACTCGTTGAGCGCCAACGCCTTCTGCTGGTCAATGTCGGTCATCTGCCAGTTGAAGTTGGCGAGCTGGTTCGCCGTGTCCTGGCCCCGTGAGAAATCAGCCGCCATCTTCTGGGCAAAGAACCCAGCCAGCGCCTTGTTGTAGATCCCGCTGTTCATTAGCCCTCGACGAGCCATGCCATTGGGCACACGGGCACGGTTGGTGTTCCAGCCCGACTGGAACTGCTGGTCGGCAATGCGGCGCATCGCCTCAAAGTTCTGACGGTCGTATTGCAGCCTGTCTTTCGCCGTTTGCGCTTGAGTGTTGATGTTGCGGCGCTGAGACAGGTAGCTGGCCGTGTCAAAGGGGTTCGTTGCCATAGGTAGACCTCAATAAAGGGGCGAAATGTCCCGTTTTGGGGTCAGACGGGCCCGATGTCCTCGACCAGCAGCACCCCAGGCACCGTGGCGCTGCAAAGGGTCGTCCACCAGCCCGAGCCCGAGTTCACACGGCCCCGCAACTTCCACGTCGTGGAACCCGTCGCTGTCCCCAGGTAGCAGATCGTCAGCGTCCCCGTGTCGTTCTCGAACGACAGGCCCTCCAGGCTGCGGGCGAGCTGGGTGTTGGCCCCCGTGGTGAGCACCAGGTCTGCCGAGAAAGAACCCGCCGTCGTCAGGTCATTGCGAGCCACCAATACGGCTGTCGCCTTGTAGCGGCGCCCAGCGACCCCCGTGAACGTGACCGTGAGGTCCGTGATGTCCCCGTAGGTGGTGGTCACAAACGACTGCTCGGCAGTCTTGGTGGCTGATCCGACTCGCCCCCACGCCACGTTGGTTGGCTGGGATGCCAGCGCCGTCGAGGCGGCGGTGGCATCGACATACGCCTTGTTGGCGGCATGGGCGTTCGTGGCGACCGCATTGGCGTCCCCTGACGGCAGTACGGGCATGACCGTGAACGGGTTGGTGCCGTCCTTGTGGACGACGTTGGTGTTCACGAACGTCTTTACGTCCGTGAAGTTCTGGTTCACCTCCGAAGCCTTGGCTTCGGTTCCTGCGGTGAACGTGTGACTCAGATTCAGTGATGCCATGTCATTCTCCTAGGGCGCCTACAGGCGGGGCTATTTGATTGCGTACAGAGTGGAGGCCCAACGGGTGAAGGCTTCCCAGTTGCGGTGCGTGGTGACGTTTCCTGAGTGAAGTCCCACGAACGCAACGGCGCCCGTGAGCCGAGAGGTGCCCCCATCGCTGCCAATGCCGACCCCGCTCACGCCCGTTGTCCCCGAGTTGACGTTTGCGCTGCGCTGGCCGTTGACCTCAACCCAGCTCGACGAACCGTTTGCCAGCCAAACCATCAACGACGGTTCGTTATTTGGCGACCTGGTAAGCACCCCTGCGGAACCAGCGTTTCCCACGAACTCGGTTGAGTTTCGCCCACCCATCAGTTGGCGTGATGCCCCAATCCCGTTGTTGTCGATAATCCGCATGTGTTCGTTGTTGGTCGTGCTTCCCGTGAAGCGGACGATTGCCACCCACGTGTTGGGTTGGGAAACACTGAACGTGCTCGATGTCAGTCGGTGCGCCCCTGAGTTCAGGAACTCGATGGCGGCCTTGTTGTTGAACTCAGGGTGGTTGGCTTTGTAGGTGGGGCGGTTGGCGTCAGTCGCTTGGCTCGTGTCACGGCCATTGCCCGAGCCGTCCCGCCAGCTACTGACCTTGTTGCCGTCGGCTGGGTTTGCCCACAACGGGTCCGACGCCCAGAAAGCTGCTTCCCAGTTGATGTCTCGCAACGGGTTGAATGGCGGGAATGCCACCGCCGTAGGCACGGCGACGCGTGCACCACTAAGACCGCCCTCGCGCTGCAAGGGGATGCCGACATTGCGAGTGGCAACAGAAGTGCTCACGAGATCGTGTTCACCCAACCGCTAATGGTCACCACGTTGGCCGAGGCGCAGAACGCCCGCACCACGAGCGCCGAGGCGTTCCCTTTGATGATGAGCCCTGGGACGACGAGCACTAGCCCCGCCTCTGGTGGGATGGTGAGCTCGATTAGATCGTCTGGGGAGGTGGTGCCACCCCACTCGATGGTCAGCTTTCGTGCCGTGGTGTCCGTGTTTGACGCATACAGCCACACCTCGTCGATGTGGGCGGTGTTCGTCGGGCCCGTGTGAATCGTGGTCCCCGCCGAGGTCGTGGCCGCCACTTTGATGGCACGACCGTCCGTTGAGCCAGACAGGATCTTCTTGGTGAACGTAGCCACAATCTCTCCTAGGTAAACACCCGAAGGGCGAGGATGTTCTGGTCATCGTCTGCTGCGGAGCCCGCCCCAGCAGCCCCCTGGGGGCCTGTGGCACCTTGGGGTCCCGCTGCTCCCTGCGGGCCCGTGGCACCTGCCGAACCCGCCACTCCTTGGGGGCCCGCCGTCCCCTGGGGGCCCGCCGTCCCCTGGGGGCCAGTCGGCCCAGCACTCCCATTGGCGCCCTGGGGGCCTGTGGCCCCCGTGTCACCAGTCGGTCCCTCGATGCCGACGGCAACAGCACTCCAGTACGAGAGGTTGATAAATCCACCGTCGATGGGTGGTTCGTTGGTGGAGCCCGCAACCGCCACGAACGAAGCGAACCCAAGAACTGTGGGTCCGCCGAGGTCGAGCACGGCTGAGTAGGTCACGATGTCGCCTATGACATACGTGGTGCTGGAATCCCAATCCCCCAGGAACGAGTTGTAGAAGTCCCCCGTTGGTCCCGTCGGACCCGTGGGGCCAGCCGCCCCAGCACCAGTGGCTCCCTGCGGTCCCGTAGGTCCCTGGGGTCCCGCAACCGTTGATGCAGCGCCTGTTGCACCCGTGGGGCCCGTGGGGCCCGTGGGGCCTTGTGGGCCCACGGCGCCTTGGGGACCCGCAACCGTTGATGCTGCCCCCGTCGATCCTTGCGGTCCCGTGGCGCCCTGCGGACCAGTCGCACCTTGGGGACCGATTGCACCTTGCGGGCCCGCAACCGTCGAGGCGTCCCCCGTGGGGCCAGCAGCCCCTTGGGGGCCTGTCGCCCCTTGCGGACCTGTGGCCCCTTGCGGCCCAGCGACTGTAGAGGCAGCCCCTGTCGGACCAGCACTGCCCTGTGGGCCAGTGGCCCCCTGGGGGCCCGTTGGCCCCGTGTTGCCCTGGAGGCCCGCATACCCCAGGTCGGACCACACATCGACGCCGTTCCCGAACTTCAGTTCACCTGTGTCTGTTTCCAGCCCAACTTCGCCCTGGGCGAGAATCGGGTCGGCGGAGGTCCATTCCGCCGCCGTCCCTCGACGCAACTGAATACGAACAGCCATCAGGCGCCACCTCCGTCGATGTCGGTGAACGACCCGTACTCCGAGAAGGGGAATCCGCCATCGAGGTTGGCGAGCACTCCGCCTTCGGCGGCTGCGCGCATTACCTCACGGAAGTTTTCGTTCAGCTTGCTAGGCGCCATCTGATCCAGGCGAGTGAACGTGTGAGTGACCTGCTCCATCAGCCACGCACCCGCTTCGTGCGGTACTTGACGACAACGCCGTCAAGCGACCATCGAGGGAGCACCTGCCCTGCGGGGGTCGTGAAACGCAACGACAGCGCCGTGGAGCGACCAATGTTGGAGCCACGAGACACGTTCACGATCTGACCGTCGGTACCCCAGCTCGCTTCGTCCCAGTCGTTCTCGGTGCCCACCAAAGCATCGGTGCCCCAATAGAGCTCGCCACCTGGCTCACCACGTGACACGTAGAAGGATTTGCGGGCCGAGCCTTCGTCGTACTTCCAGTTGAAGTGGGCTTCAACGGTGACCGCCAACTCGCCTGCCGACGACAGCACAATGTCAGGGCGTTTCCACAACTTGTCGGCACCAGTGACGGGGTTCATCCACGACGTGCGGAACGAACCAACGATGGCGGTTTGGTCTGCGCTTGGCGTGCCCGTCAGCGTGAACTCGTCGTAGTCGCCGTCTTGCTCCAGCTTCTGCAAGAACCTGGTGCCGCTGCACCCAGCGACCGCCAGCAGGGAGTCGTCCTGGCGCCGCACGGAAGCGAACGGCCCCGTGCCCACGGAGTACATGGTCCACGCCCCTGTGGTCGAGATTGTCGGGTCCAGGATGAGGGTTCGTGCCCGTGCCGTGGACTCTCCGCTCCACGGCACGCCCACCCAGATGCGGTTCTCGACCAGGCCCATCATCACGTCACCACGGGCGTCAGCGGGGATCGTGGCGTCACGCACCAGGGGGTACAGCTTCTCGAAACGCCACGAGAAGGAGCTGCCGTCCCACGACCAGACCCCCGAGTTCTGGTCGAAGAAGAACACCCCAAAGGGAGTTGCGGCTACAGCCTCCTGGGAGACAGCGCCAAACTGATTGCTCAGGTTCACCACAACGAAGTTCTCGGCGTTGTCGCCGTAGATGGCGTGAACTGAACGTGACTTGAACACAAGCAAATGGTCCCGATACGGCACCAAGGCGGTTATCTCGTCAGCGTCCTTGCCAATCTCGATGTCGATGTAGTCGTCTTGGCGCCAACGATCAGGAATCCCAGGGTGCGACCACCGCACCCGTGACGGGAAACGGGTCACCGTGCCCCCGAGATCCTTCTCAATAGTGTGGGCGGCCCACAGGTACCCGTAGTGGGCGGCGATAGTTCGTGCGTTGACGGACGCAGCAACCGAACCCGCCTCGAAGTCGTAGCTCTCCGTCCACCCGTAGTTGTTCGGGGTGTCCGCTAGGCAACCCGCCTCGTTGGTCGCCACCGTGAGGGTGCCCGTCGAGTCGATGGAGAAAGGTTTCGGTCGGGTCGCAACCGACCCCGTGTAGCCCCACACGCCCCACACCTTGTCGTTGAGCACGGCGGTGCGGGCGGGAGCCGTCAGGCTGGCAACCGCCGTGTTGTTCGCCAGCCCGAAATCGCTGGTGAACGACACCATCGAGGCGTCGTTCTTCGAGTACCACATCAGTTTGTTGACGCCACTGACCTCCTTGGGCGCAATGACGAACACGTAGCGGTCGCCATTAGGCGACTCGTAGGTCCACACCGAACGTGGGCACGCCTCGAACGGGCCGTTGAAGTTGTTGTTCAGCGCACGAATCGCTTTGCGGCGGCGAACACCGCCTCGACCAACGATGTCCATGTCCACGATCTCGGCGCACTCGTTGCCGCCAAGGTTGAACTGACCCGCCTCCAGGTTCAACCCACCTGAGAAGTTGGTGACCTCAAAGGCGCGGACCTGGCCGCTGCGACCGCCACGAGCACGTCGGATCGGGAGCGCCATCAGACATTCCAGACAACTGCTCGGTCGGTGTTGACCCGAACCCCGTCATTGAGTACCAGCGGGAACGACGACGCGTGTTTCATGTACTTCTTCTGCAGCTGGCGCAGAATGACCTCGGCTTGGTCGAGGTGCATGACGCCCAGGTCGCCGTCCTCTTGGCGTTGAAACGCACGTCCAATGGACCAGTTCAGGATGGCATCGTCGAACTCGGCGGGGAGGTCCGACGTTGCCGCCGTGTTCGTTCCCACCCACTCAACGGGTTCCCGATACCCCAGGGCCGTGAACGTGAACGAGTTGTCGGGGTTGGGGTACAGCCGCAGCACGCCAGCCGTGGCATTCCAGTGCGTCGGTTTGCCAGTCGAGTTGATGAAATGCCCGTTGGCTTGCTGGTGGCCCAGCCAGCGCAACGGCACGCCTTCGTCATCGAGGACGGCTTCCAACTCGCTGATCTCGTTGCCAGCCGTCCCGAGATCCGCAACGGTGTAGGCGCTGGTGCCCGCCACGACGGGAACCGACCACGTGGAGGCGTAGAACGGCCAGCGACGGTTGCGGTTGATGCAGAAGCGCCAGCCTTCCCGCAACCAGGCGTTCAGCAGCGTGTCGGTGAGCTCGTCTGCGTCGGTATCGAGCTGGGCTCGCACCAAGTCACGGAACTCTTGGAGCGTGTACGCCATCGGGTCACCTCACCGAGCGGCTGTGGGCGGCGCAGGAATCCGTGTCCCGAACGGGCACGCCCCCGCAGGGCTGCCCGTCCTTGCGTGTGCTGCTACAGACCTGGGGAGGTTCGATGTAGCCAACCACGGGGATAGCTCCTGGGGGGGCGAGGCGCCCTCCAGCGGGGCGGCCCTGTGTGACGGGGACAGCGTTAGCGCCCCCGAAATAAGCGTGACGGCTGCCAGCGGCTGTCTCAGGCACCGAACAGGCGGAGCCGCAGATTGGCGGGCGGGGTGTTGGTGTTTGCCAAGGCGGCGCCCGTGCCCGAAGCGGCAGGTGCAGCCACAAACTTCAGCGTAGGTGCACCCTTGGTGCCAGCAAGAATGACCGACACGCCCCCGCCCGTAGCGGTTGCGGGCTGCAACTGATGCACGTCGGTCACCTCGTCGATGGGCAGCGAGGTCATCGGGATGGTCACCCCATCCGATGCCTGGGTGGCATCGAGGGTTGACGTGCACGCCACGTTGACATCGACGAAACGCTTGTTGTCAGCGACACCCTGGGCGAGCTGGGTAACGGTCACAGAAACTGGCATTAGTTACTCCTGAAAGTTGTGCCTTGCCCCCCGCCCCGACTCGTGGCCAGGGCGGGGGGTTTAGGCGAAGTGGCCTGCTATCAGGCGGTCTTGCCCGTGAGGACACCCTGACGGTTGCGGTTGCTGACCGTGAGGTTGCCGTAGAGCAGGATCTGTGCGTAACGGGCGTCACGGTCGTTGGGCCGCACGAACGGAGTCGGGCGGAACCAGTTGTCCGAGTGGCCCACGAGGCGCAGGTACTTGGTGTTGAGGAAGTACATGTAGCCCGCATCCACGTAGCTGTCGTAGAGCACGGGTGCGCCCTTGAACAGCAGGTTCTGGAAGCCAGCGTCAGCAGTGCCCGCATCAGCGAAGCGGAGCTGCGGCTGGAGAAGGGCCTCGTACTTCTCGTACAGGGCCTGGGTGGTGAGGATCATGTTGGGCTGATCCGCACCCTCTGACACGGTGTTGTAAGCCGTGCTCATCTTGCCGAGTGACAGCACCTCAGCGGTGGCCTCACGGTACGACGCCCAGTAGGAGTTGGTCGTCGGGTTGATGCCACCAATGGTGGTGTCGTTCGGGTGACCCGCAACAAGGGTCTTGATGCCAGCCCAGTCCTTGCCCGAGTTGCCAGTGCCGTCGCCCGTAATGAGCATCTGGTCGAGCTTCTCGATGATGGTGTGCTCGGCCTGGGCAGTCTTGGCTTCAAGGAGGTCGATGATCTCCTCCTCGGAGCGGTTCTTGGCTTCCTCGATGCCCGAGATCACGATGGAAGCGGCGTACTGCTTCCACGGGAACTCAGCAGCGGTAATGCCGTCCTGAGCCGTGATGTTGAGCTGGTCGTAGCCGCTGTAGGAAGCGGCACTGCTGTTGAGCCCCGTCATCAGCGGCTGCACGATCTTGTGGCCGCCACCGACCATCTTGATCTGCCCAGCCTGCTTCAAGAAGTAGAAGAAGGGGCGAGCCGTGAACACGTTGTCCACGAGCTTGGGGATGTGGTGGGCGAGCGTGGTGCTCAGGATTGTGTCGTAGTTAGGGTTAGACACTTTGGTTCCTCTCTAGGTCGAAGTGGGTAGTTGGCTACCCGCCGTGTTCCTTCTTTGCTGCCAGCCACGCATCCCGAATCGTCATGCCACCCTGCGGCGTTGCCGCCGTGGAAGCCCCAGGTCGGCTGCCCCCTTGGGAAACAACCTGAGCTTCACGCTTCGCTTGGACTCGCTTCTGTTCCTCCTGGCGGCGGGAAACCTCCGCCTGGAGCCTGTCGAAATGCAGCGCCTTGAACGCTGCGGTCACGTCAGGGAAACCGTTATCGAGTGCGAAGCGCAGAACCTCACCCTGGTCAAACTCCCCGTACTGCCCGTGCAGTGTGGTCAGTTCGTTCTGGATTCGTGCCTGTGCCGCAGCGACTTCCTGCTGCTGACGCCACTGAACGAGTTCGTCCAGGCGAGGATCGTTGACCGATGCGGGTGCACTGGTATCGGACTTGTCCTCCCCCCACCAACCGTCATCGAAATCCGATGCCGCTTGGGGTGCGGGGGCAGGGGCCTGATTCGTCAGTGGCACTCCATACGCATCCGCAATCGCCTTGATCGTCGCTTGCGGATCTCGTTGCAGTGCGGCCTGTAGAACCTCTGCGTTTTGCAGTTGTCGTCGCTGCTCTGCGAGTTCCTGCGTTTTGCGGGTGTAGTCCGCTTGGCGCAAGTACCCACTGCGGGCTTCGTCAACGGTGATCGGGGCTCCGTCGATCTCAAAGATCCCCTCGACGGGTTCCGATTCGTAGTCGGTTGCCTCAGAAGAAACGTCGGTTTCAACACCCCAACTTGCCGACTCGTCGGTGTCGAGGCTTGTTGCAACTTCGGTTTCAGTGATGGTCGTGTCCATCATCCTCCTAGAGAGTGTCGGGCGACTTGTTCTCTAATAGGAGGGAAGAAGTGTCCCACTCGGGGGTGCGGCTACAGACTGAGGCCGACCTGGGATTCCAGTTGCGTCAGGATCTCGGGTGGAACTCCACCCATGCCTGCCGATGGGCCCACGGGCGACACTGGCTGGGTGCTCGGCTGGCTCGGATTGCCCGCAGGCGCCCCAGGGCCAAGCATGGGGGCTGGGGCCGACACCATGAACGCCTCGGGGTTCTTGATGCCGAATCCGTTTTGCAAGACGTGCTTTGCCAGGGCGGCGGGGTCGATGACCACGCCGACCAGGGGGGCAACAGCGTTCATCAGGCTCATCGCTTGCTGCTGACGGAACGCCTCGTTGTTCGGCTGGGTTGAGCCAGCCTCCACCTCGAAGTCGAACTCGCCGTAGATGTCGGAGTAATCGAAGGAGAAGAAGAACGCTTCGCCACCAGGGCCGTTGACTCGCACGGTCTGCTCTACGGTCATGTACTGCTGGAGCAGTTGCATGACTTTGCGGCCCACTCGGGCGATGGCGCCCTCGATGACCGCCAGCTTGTCGGCAGCACGGGCGTTGGCAGCATCTTGGATCATCGCCGCCTCGGTGGCGGTGCGGCGGATCTCGGGGCTGGCGCCACGGGCGTATTCGTTCACCCCAGAGATCGTGTCGATGTCCTGCTCGATGGTTTGGCTGTAGCCGTACAGATCCGCAGACATGGAGGTGATCGGGAGGGGCACCACGGTGTCCCCGAGCGGCACATCTTCCTCGACGGGGACCATGACCCCATCGGTGTCGTCGAGCAGAGCTTGGCGGCCCTGCTCGTTGAACGCCGACTCACGGAACAGCCATTTGCGGCTGTACTTCCGCCGATGGTTCATCATCTGCGAACGGGTCTTGTCCAACTCCAACTGCGGCCCTTCCAGCATTTCCAGGTCGCCAATGGGGTAGAACTCGTCGGGCACGTCGTAGTTGCGAATCATCACGAATGGGTGACCAAACGCATACGGCAGCGGTGACGTGTCAATCAGGTAGTCGTCCGACGACTCCGAGAACACACAGATCGTGCGCCGCTTTAGGTCGTAGAACTCCCAAATGGTGACCCGCTCAGCGTCAGAACCAATCATCTTGCGCTGACGGGACGTGAGGTTGTCGTGGAGGATGGAGCTGTCAGGCTCCAGCCGCTTGCGCACTGACGGCTTGTACCGCTCGTCCTCACGGGCTTCCTCGATGGGACGGATGATCCGCTGGGCCACCCAGCAGGCGTCCTCCAGGCTGGTCGCTTCGGGGTCCACAAACATGTCAAACGGGCTGACCCGCTCCACGAACGGACGATCCTCCAGGACCACTGACACCGTGCTGATCTGGTTGGCGGCGATGTCCTCATCGCTCGGCAGATCCGCAGCGTATTCGGGGTTTGCCATTGCGTAGTTGTCGAGCTCCGACTTGGCCGCCAGGTATTCCTCGGCGGCCTCGTCGGGGGTCATGTCCCGATCATCTTCAACGAAGCGGTACCCGACTTTGAGCCAGCCGTGGCCGAACGTCAAGAAGTCTTTGGCGGCTCGACGGAACGGGTCCCGAAAGTCGTAGGTGCGCCAGTAGTAGTTGATGACCGACTCAGCAATGATCGCTGCGTCGGCATCCTGGGGCTGCCGTGCGGCTACGGTGATCTTCGGGTAGTTGACGGAAATCGACGGGTAAATGACGTTGATCGTCGAGAATGCAATGTTGATCGCAATGCGGTCCTCGTCGGGGGTCCCAGGCGGGAAGTGCTTCCCTCGATACAGGTCACGCAGGCGGTTCCACAGGGCGTCGTATCCCTCGGATTCCCGATACTGGCGGGCGTGGTCAATCCGCAGCCGATAGCGGGCCAAACGCTCCGACTTGTTCATCTTGGGCATCAGACCCACCGTTTCCCTACGGGTTCAGGGTTGTAACCGTTTTGGCGAGCGCGCCGAACGATGTCGTCCTGGTGCTCACGGATCGTTCCGCTGCGCCACAACTCCCCAGGACGAAGAACGCCAGCGCCCTTCTCGCGCATGTACCGCATTTTGTGGGCAAAGCACGGGCAGACCTGCTGAACGCAAACCTCGTAGGGTTTGCCGCAGCTCACTTCTTGCCGTGCGAGTAGCCCTGGGCGCCACCAGGTGACGCGAAATCGGGAGCAGCACCAGCCGAACCAACACGCTTTTCCCCACCAGGACCGCCAGGAGCGGCGAAAGCGGGAATGTCAGTCGTCGGGCTGCCAGGAACCTTGGAAGCAGCGCCAGGGCTGGCGATGGAATCACCCATCGTTGCTGCCACACCCAGCGTGGGCTTCACGCCTTCGCCAGTGGGGCCGTAGGTCTTAGCCATAGTTGTATGCACCTCTCTGATTGGCGTACCTATGAAGTGGGTCGTTTTGTCCCACTATCGAGAACTGCGGGTTGCCCCTGCACCGATAACCCACTTGTCTTGGTCGGTCTCTTCGCCAGCACGAGGCAGCGATGCCCACCAATCCAGAGTGAACTCAGTGTTGGGTTGCTCGTAGTACGGGCGGACAAATGCGTACTTCAACATCTGGTTCGCAATCGCCAGTGAGATCACACGGTCATCGTGGGGGCTGCCACTCATCCGCCCTTTGGAGTCCCGTGTGTACGTCTCCAACTCCGCCTTGGTGACTTCGCAGTACAAGAGCAGTTCGCCGTTGCGCAGGTTCGCCACCATCTCGTCGATCAGGATTGGCTTGGTCGCCATGTTGGTGTACCAGCCGAACCGCTGCTGCACCTCGCGCTTCACCGTGCCGAGCGACCTGGAGCGGAACAGCTTCGGGTAGTGCTCCTTGCGCAGTGCGGTCACGACCGTCAACCCGTGGTTGTTGGCCTCGGGGGCAATGAGAGCCGTGTTGTACCAGTACCCAAGGTGGATGAGCTCGTCAGCGAACATGTCAGGCGGGTAGTGCCCGTGCCAGTGGGCGACGACCTCGCCAGTGTTCGCAAGAATCACGTGGGCGCTAGAGAAGTCGCCATGCTCCAAGCCTTCGGCCACGTCCGCACCGATGACGTAGACGCCGTGCGGGTCGGGCTTCTGCCAGATCCGCAGCACGTCGTTCGCCCCAGGCAGGAAGAACCAGTCACGACCCCCCGCAATGCCCGCATCGGCTAGGTGCCCCTCATCAGGTGGCACCGCCTCGATGCGGTCAATGACTTCCTGGTCCAAGACGTTGCGCCCCGACTGGATGAACGCTTCACGTTCATTGGCGGGGTACTCCTGGGCGAGCTGCCATGCTGGCAGCGACGCCTTTTTGGCTGCGTACCAGGCTTCGTCACGTTCACTGACTGCATCCCACCCAAAGAACTGCGTCTTGAACGGGTTCAGCCCCGCTTTGCCGCCAGTCCACAGTGTGTGAAAGAACTCGCCCCATCCGTTGGCGGTACTCAACCCGATGATGCGACCCCCAATGTCGGCCACGGGCTCGATGGACGCCCACGCATCGTCAGGGTTGGGCAGGAACGCCCACTCGTCCACGATGATGAGCGAAGCGGACGACCCACGGGCGGGGTCGGACGCAGAGGGATGGCTCGCAATCTTCGACCCGTTGGAGAAGATCACCTCAGTTTGCGTGTCGGACACCGCACGCACCCGTTTGCGCATCCACTCGGGCAGGTTGCGGTAGCCACGCATCGACTTGGCCAACAGGTCTTTGGCTTCCCGCTCGGTGCGGGACACGTCGATGATCTCCGATTCGGGCTTGAACAGCGCCTGCCATACCTGGAACGCCGTTGCCAGGGTGGACCAGCCGATCTGACGGGCTTTCAGCGTCAAGCTGTAGCGATTGTCCATCCAATGCCGCAACCCCGCCCGCTGGGCGGGACGCATCGAGAACGGAATGAGCCCCTCGGAGGGATGACGGATCATCCAATACTTCTCCAGGAAGTACTCAGGGCTGCGGCTACACCGACGCCACTCCGCTTCCCGTCGTAGCTCGACTAGACGGCCACGGTCGGCCATCGGCGGCTACTTCTTCTTTTTGATAGCGGCCCTTACCTTGCGAGGCGAAGCCACAACTCCAGCCTTTTTTCGGTCGGCAGTTCTGGCCTCCGACCTGGCTGTTCGTGTTTTGCCTTCAAGCCGCTTGATTTCGCGCTTGATGTCAGGAAGGTCGTCGCTGTGCGGGACGTACTTTCTGCCAGCCTTGCGGGCTGCTTCCGCTTCTCTGACCTTGCCTCTCAACAAGCCAAGATCGTCGCTGTACCTCGTAGCCGCGAGGTGCTCACGCATGCTGATTTTCGGCGCTTTCCATGATCCACTTTTTGCCATTTTCTTTTCCTTTTAGTAAGGGGGCGGCTGAGCGCCACCCATCGGGGGGCCGCCAGGGCCCATGCCACCAGCCATCGGGTCAGCGGCCATCGGGTCGCCAGCGGGGGCTCCGCCACCCGTAGCGTCCGCCAGCACCTGCACCCCAGGGCCAGTCAACTGACCGCTGGCGATCAACTGCAACACCAGCATCAACAGCTCCTGGTCCGAAATCGGGCCAGTCGCCGCCATCGGGTCGCCCCCACCAGGGGCGCCCCCACCCGCAGGCGGGACCATCCCCGCCATCGCAGCCTGCATCGTCGGGTCCATCATGCTCATTAGTCCATGCTCCTGAACTCATCTTGTAGCCGTCCAAGTTCGGCCAACAGTTCGGCATCGGACAGGCCCTCGACCTCGGCGTCCTCAACCACGACACGCTGCTTGGGGGTGAACTTGTCGATGTACTGCAAGTACAACGACGCAGCCTTTGTGTCCCCATTGACAGCTTGGGCAAACAGAGAGTTGACCACCGCCTGGGTGCGTTCAACCCCAACATTCAGCTCGCGAGCACGGGCCTCCCACTCACGAATGAAGTCAGGGTGCCGCTTCCAACGGGTCACCGAATCAGGGTTCACCCCGTTGAGCACCGCCCACTCTTTCTGAGTGCGCGGTGAACGCTCGGGATCTACCAACCAGTCGATGAACTCGCTCCACTGGTCGGGCAGTATCCGATCACCAGTCGAAGTGTCCGTGCGGACCCCTCGACCACCTCCGTTGTGTGGCATCAACCAACCTCCACTAGAGGGGAAGAAACGTCCCACGTGGTGCGTGGGACGCTTTGGCTGTACTTGTAAGCGAGCGAGCGAAGCGAGCGAGCGCACACGAAACAAACAACATGGTTTCTCGCTGCGGCTACAGGACGAAGCGAGAAACAACAAGAAGAATGAGCGCAAGGGCGGAGTCCGCCCCGAGCTCGAAGTTGACCACCCCCGTCGTTGTGGCGGGGGTCTTATTTTTATGCAGCCAGCCATCCACAAACGGGGGTGCAACCCCCCTTCCTGTGGATAAGTGCTAGTACCCTTTACGATTTCTAGCGGGTCCCATAACGATAAGACCCGCAGGGCGCCCCACCCCCCCCCTGCTCCCCCCCCTGCCGTACCCCCCTCCCCCTGCCCCTGAGAGCGGCATAGGTCGTCCGTTCTGTTCCTGTTTCCGCAGGTGAGGGGGGTGCACTGCCCACGATGGCGGGCGGGCCTCTCGTGGCCACCTAGCCCCCTCTCGTGGCACGCCCCACCGACAGCGGCGGGAGGTGGAAACCCTCTCCCCTCGATTCGCCCTCGAGCGACGCTCGCACCCATGGCGGCGATCCCCTCCCCTCGAGCGCCGCTTGCCCCCCTCGAGTACGCCACCCCCCGATCCCCTCCCCTCGAGCGACGACCGCCCCCAGGACGACCGCCCCCAGGGCGACGGGCTCGGGCCTCGGTGCCAGGTCACTGGCGGGCTCGGTCGCCACCCCCCTAGCGGGTATTGACAGGGAGCGGCTGGCGGGATTACTCTTCGGGGCGGGTGGGCAGAGCGCCCGCCCGAGCCAACACGAAAGGGAACGAACATGCCAGAGACAGAGACGGTGACAGCGGACACGGTGCGGCGGCGGGTGCTCGACATTCTCGCCGAGCGTCCCAACGTGCGGAACCCCCGAGCGGGCTCGGGCTGCGCCTACGTGGCGGACCCGTTTAGCGGATGGGGGGACGGCAGACCCCACGCCCCCCGCTGCGTGGTCGGTGAGTATTTGGTTCGCTTCGAGGGGTGGACCGATGCTGATTTCGCCGCATCGGAGAACGAGACAGCTAGGACGCTGATCGGGGATGACCTGCCCGCCGACGTGGTGGCGGTGCTGCAAAGCGCCCAGGAGGGCGCCGACGGCACGGCGACGTGGTCGCTCGGTGAACTGCCGCCCCTGTGGGATGAGGTCCGCTGGTCACTGCGCGAGCGTTGGGGGATGGCGTGAGGCGGGCACGGCGGGCCCCGCTGCTCGATCTGTCGCCACGTGAGGCGCTGGCGGTGATCTTCGGGGCGGGGTGGATCTCGGCTTGTCTCGTGCTGTGGGTGCTCATGCACCTTGTCGCTCTGTAGTGGGGCGGTGACGGGGGCGGCGCCGGCCACGGTCGGCGCCGCTCACGATGTCGCCCGACATCATCAAGCCAACGGAAGGAACTAGAGCGATGCCTACAACGAATCAAAGCGAACTCATCCGCACGGCCAAGCGGTGCCAGGGCGTAGCGGTGGCGTCGTCGTGGCGGGCCGAGTACGTCCCCGCCACCGACGAGCACCCCGAGCACGTCGAGGTGTGGCACTACTCGACCCCGATGCTGGCGGTAACGGTAGACGGGTCCGATCTGGTGCTCCCCATCTCCAAGGGGCGGGAATCCATCACGGATAAATGCGGCGTGCGGAAGATCCTCCAGGGGTACGGGTTCCCGCTCGGTTATTGGGACGTTTACGGCGGGGGGTGCAAGGCGCCGAACACGCTCGGCGGGTTCTCTGCCCCGACCTATGCCCGCACGTGGGCCGATGCAGTGTCGGCGTGGCCATCGGCGGTGGCGTCGTGATCGCCCCCGCAGAGGCTGACCGCAAAGCGGAAGCAGTGAGGCGGCTACAGGAGCGATGCGGCGAACTCGTCGAGCGGTACGGGCCCGCCCAGCGTCGGCTAGGTGACACACCGACCGACACACCGACCGACACGCCAGGAACCCGTCACCCCGCCACGGAGGAATGCGACGGGACGCCTACGGGGCCCAGGTGCGTCGAGTGCGGGCAGCGGCTTTGTCCCTGCGAGTACGGGTACGGCCACGACTGCGAGGGGTGACAGCGGGGGCGGCGTCGGCCACGGTCGGCGCCGCTCACGGTGCTACTCGGCGCCAATGACCAACGGAAGGAACTAGAGCGATGGCTACAACGTGGATGACCCAGGAAGAAACAGCACGCCCGAAGGCGGCGCCCGAGCCGTGGCGCCAGGGCGCCAGGGCATTGGCGAGGCGGTTCGGGACAACGGGGCTGCGGGCCGTGCAGGACCCCGAGAACCCCGAGCGGTGGGCGGTGACCGATTCCTACGGGCTGCGGTTCTTCGGGCCCGACACCATCGAGGGGCAGGCGCTGACGGCGTACCACGAGGCGGAACCGATCCGTGAGCCAGGGCGGCTAGTCGTGTGGGTATGGCGAAGCGGCACCAACGTCATGGCCCCCGACACTGCCAGGGCGATGGGGTGGGATTCAGTCGCCAGAATCGTCGCCCAGGTGGAAGCCCCGCACGATCACGACACGGGCGTACCGATCACGCCTGTGCAGGCGGTCGGCATTGACTACACGGCGGACACCTCGAAGGACCCCCTTGTGCAGGCGCTCGACGCTGACGGGCAGCGGCTGGCGTTGTTTCGGCGGTCGCTGCTCGGTGGCCTGCTCGATCCAACCGAGACGCTATGGATCGCTACCCCGCTGAAGCCCGCAGCGGTTCGCAACGCTGACGGGGAGCTTCTCGGAATCATCATGCCGATACGGGACAGCAACCTGTAGCCGCAGGTTGGTAGCGGGTACCCCCCGGGCTTAGGCCCGGGGGGCTCTCGGTGCCAATGGGGCGCCATCAAGCCAACACGGAAGGAACTAGGAACATGGGAACACGAAGCATCATCGCAGAGCCAGACGGCCACCAGGGGTGGCGGGGGCGGTATTGCCATTGGGATGGCTACCCCCAGGGCGTTGGGGTGAACCTGCTCGCCATTGTGCAGCGGGACGGGATCGAACAGGCCCGCCGAATCCTGCTCCACGATTTCTACGGGTGGTCGGGCATCAACCGTGCGCAGCCGAACATCGAGGGCGTGGAACCCGACAGGGATGCCGAATGGGGAAGCCCTGCCTACGTGGCGCACCAGTTCGGGCCCGATGGCACCCACGGCGGCGGGCGTTGGGTGAACGTCCCAGGGTACGGGGAGGCGTACAACCCCCTGCCAGGGGTCCCCGAGAACGACACGGTGTTCCGCGAGTTCCAGCGGGACGAGTGGCTGATCGAGGATCACCTCGCCGCTACGTGGTGCGAGTGGCTTTACATCATGGAGGACGATCACCTCAAAGTCGCTTGCATTGTTCCCGACCCTCGCCCGCTGCGGTGGTTTGGGAGTTTCGATTACGACGACGTGAACGAGGCGATCCGTCTCGCCAAGGTTTGAGCGGGTAGCGACGGGGGCGGCATCGGGCCTACGGGCTCGGTGCCGCTCACGATGCGACTCTGCATCATCAGCCAACAACGGAAGGAACGAACAATGAAGGAAGAAACACGGAGCGAGCTCGCTCACACCTTGGCGGTGCGGCTCGACCTCAATGGCCAGGAAGCCGAGATCGTGCACGGCGGTTACCGCTGGCGGGTTGCGTTGCGATCCGACGAGTGGTGTGACGTGGTGGACGAGATCAACGGGGTGGACTGCTGGGGCAAGGTGGCTCGGGTGGAAGTGGAGCACCACACGGGCTACCCCAAGCCTCGACCCGATGGGTTCGATGGGCTGGCCGAGAAGATCAACGACCCCAGGGGTGGGGCGTGGTGGTGGCAGCCGACGCTCGATGTGTGGGGCATTTCCCCGCAGCGGTGGCGGGAGGATGCGGGCCTGCGGCGCATGTCACGGCAGGGGGTGGCGGACCTGCTGGAGTATGGGTTCTACCTGCTGACGGTGGAGCGGTATGTGCTTGAGTGTCCCGCCTGCAAGTGTGACCGCCATGTGAGCGACTGGACCATCGGGGGCATCGAGCCGTTTCCCGAGGCCAGTTACTTGGCGGACATCATCGAGGAAGCCATTTCGGAGTGCGAGGCCCAGGGGGAGGTGGCGGCATGAGCGTGTTCAGGGGTTACGGAGAACAGGGCATGGCGAATCTCAGGGCCTTGCAGAGCATTCTCGGAAACGCTGACGGCACTCTTGCCGAGTGGCGCGACCGTTTCCCCGAGGATGCGGAGGAAGCCGAACACCTAGCATCAAGCATCGGCTTTGACATCCCCAACACCGATGATGCCTGCTGGCAGGCGTCGGAGGAGTTGGCGCTGGTGGCTTACGACGTGCAGGGGTTTGAGGCGTTTAGTGACTGGTTGGATCCCGATAGGGGTTTGGCCCAGGTTGCCAACGCGCATGGGTTCGTTTCGTCTCACATGACCGTCGGCGTAGGTGACCTACTGGCATTGGATGACGAGCGTTGGCTCGACCTTGTGGCGGAATACTTGGTGGGCGAGGACTGCGGCATCGTCGTGTCCGAGGTTGATTACGAGGCGGTCGGGGTGCTTTCCGATGGCAGCGTGGTTGTCCAGGTGAGCGGCAACGTCGCGGCGCTACTGGCGGAGGTAATGGCATGAGCGGGGCGGTGGGCAGCGTGCTCGGGACCCTGCTTGTAGTCGCCACCATGTTGGTGGGTGCTAGGGACCTGCGTAGCGTGATGCGTCATGGTCGAGCTTCCCGCTGACGGCGAGATCCCAGGGGTCCGCTTCTCCCAGGGTTTGGGTCGCATCCACCTTTGGTGGCTGGATCGTCCTTGGTGGAATCCGTTCGGCGTCATCAAGCAACAGCCTGATGGGCGTTGGGGCTACGTGCCATTCGGTCTAGATAGCGCCGATTTGGTGCGGGAGCCCATCGCCCAGGGTCGGACCATCCTCGATGCAGCACGCAGAGGCATGGCCGCAGAAAGCAAACTCAACCGCAGATAAACGAATGGCCGGGGCGTAAGCCCCGGCCATTCGCCAGCCAACAGCGGGGAACTAGGCCGCTGCTTCACCAGCACCTTATCGCCACCTTTGGGGGTGGCGATTTCACGTTATGCGCTAGTGGGGTGGACAGACGCTAGACATCGTGTAGGCTCCAGGGGTCGGCAACAGGGCCGATAAGCCAACCGAGAGGAACTAGCAATGGCACACGAACTGGAAACGATCAACGGGCGGACCTCGTTCGCCTACAACAAGGCGGAGAACCCTTGGCACAAACTCGGCACCCCGATGGAGGGGTTGCAGACGGCGGCCACGATGCTCGAAGCCGCCCAGGCTGACTACGTGGTGGGGACAGCCCCCCTGTACACCATGACCGAGCATGGCATGGTCGAGATCGAGAGCCATAAGGCGACGGTGCGCACGATGGGCGACGACGACCCGAGAGGCATGGAGCACCAGGTGCTCGGCGTGGTCGGTAGCGGCTACGAAGTGGTGCAGAACGCCCAGGCGCTCGACCTTGCATTGCAGATCGTCGGGGCCGATCCCGACGCTGATGCGGTGGTGGACACGTGCGGGGTCATGTTCGAGGGCAAGCGGTTCTTTGCCTACATTGACCTAGGCACCCTCGAACTCGACCCGACGGGTGTGGCGGACAAGCTCACTCGGGGGCTCGGGGTACTGACCAGCCACGACGGCACCCAGGCGGTCACCTTCGCCATGTCGAACGTCCGATGGGTGTGCAACAACACGGTCACCGCTGGGTTGCAGCGGGCACAGTCCACTTTTCGTGCTCGTCACACGCAGAACGTACAGATCAGTATGGCCGAGGCTCGGCACGTGCTCGGGGTGTCGGCACGGTGGTCCGAACAGTTTGCACGGCAGGCCGAGCTCCTGCTGTCGCTCCAGGACGGCGGCACCAGCGGTGCGGCTCACGACTTGCTGACCAAGTTGGAGGCCGAGCTGTGGCCGCATCGCCAGGACACGACGGTACGGGCGGACAACAACGCCGAGCGCCGTCGGGCCCACCTGCATCGCCTGCTCGATTCCTCGACCTGCATCCCCGCAGTGGGGGCCAACGGGTGGGCGGTGTACAACGCTGTAACCGAATACCTCGACCACGGGCGCAGCACCCTCTCGGCGCAGCGTCGGGCCGAGGCGGCAGTGGTGGGCACGTCCGATGCGCAGAAGGTGAAGGCGGCACAGTGGCTACTCGCCAAGGTGTGACAGTCCTGTAGTCGCAGCATGGGCGGGGCTTCGGCCCCGCCCATTTGCGTTACGCAGTTTGGTTCTAGGTTATGTGGCGGAGGAAAGAACGATGGGATTACCAGCAGACCTACGCGAGACGTGGGCCAACAACTTGGCTCGATGGGTAGAAGAAGTCGAGCCGACCGACGACGTGGTGCTGCATGAGGCAGCCGTTGCCAACAACTGCTCGGAAGCGTCAGCGTTGCTGATGGAGCTCGTCGAGATCATGGCGAAGCGTCGAGCGGCGGCGGTGCGGATGCTCGACGGCCAAGGGTTGAGCCGAGCACAGATAGCCGTGGCCCTGAACATGAGCCGCCAGCGGGTGCAGCAGATCCTGAACCGCTGACGGTACGTGTTCGTGGTATCTTGTGAGCGGCAAGTCGCCTGACCCTACGGGTCTGGCGGGGCAAGCGAAGCGCCGCCAGGTCGTGGGTTCAAATCCCGCCAGCCCGACCCTGGGTCAGATGGCTTGCCATTCCATTGCAAATACGCAGGAAAGGGATGGAAGCCATGACGACACTCAACAGTGTTGGTATTAGTTCAGAATCACGTTCCGACCTTACGGTGGCCGAGGCGGTGGGGCGATGGCTCCACCACGCCGAGCACCGAAGGGGGCGGCAACCCTCGACGATGACCTCCTACGTGTCCACCATGCGGGCGTTCTTGCCCTGGGTTGGGCACGTGGACATCAGTGCGGTGAACCGCCTGGAGCTCGAAGCGTTTATTGACCGACCCCACGAGCGGGTCAGCCGTGCGAAGCCCGCCACGGTGAAGCGTGAAGTGTCTACGCTGCGGGCGTTCTTTCAGTGGGCCGAGGATGAGGGGCTGGTCGAGCGGAGCCCTGCCAGGGGGATGCACGCTCCGACGGTGCACAACATCCAACCCAAGCCGATCCCCGACGAGGTGTGGCAGGCGTGGTGGTTCCACGACATGCCCGACAGTCTCAGGGTTGCCCTGGGGCTCGGGTTCTTTGCGGGGCTCCGTCGAGCGGAGATCACGTCGCTCACGACGTACCAGGTGACCGAGGACGCCGTTGTGGACGTGAAGCGGAAGGGTGGCAGTACCCACACGGTGCCGTGGCGAGACATGGTGCGGGTGCTGGAGCGCACCCACAACCATCTTGTCGGGGCCCAGGAGTTGCTGTGGCCTGCGGTGAGGCGGCTACAGGAGGGGCGTGGGGGGCATCGGCTGCTGCTGTGGGCCTCGCCCGTGCCCGCCGAGATGAACAAGCGCCTGGAGCGTTGGGGGAGGCAGAACGACCTCACCAGGTTCACCCCGCACCAGCTCCGTCACTCGACGGCGACGAACCTGCTGCGTGCGGGCACGCCGTTGCACCTTGTCAGTGCACTACTGAACCACTCGAACCCAGCGATCACCATGAGGTACGTTGCGGCAGGAGCGTCACAACTAGCGGAACATTTGAGGATGCAGGGGTAGGGTCGTGAACATGTACAACGACATCAACGACGAGACTCGCGCTCTCATCGCCAAGATGTACGAAGCGGGTGAGCGGATCTCGGAGATCACGCGCGAGACAGGGCTCAGTCGGCCCACCATTTATTGGGTGCTGCGGACCAAAGGGGTCCGCCCACAACGCAACGTGCGGGAGGACGAGCTGTCCGCCAGTGACCTGGCGGAGATGCTTCGGCAGTCCGAGCGTGAAGTGGGGCGGCTACAGGAACGCCTGCGCCAAATCAAAGAAGGCGAATAGTCACTTACGAAACGAAGTGTCACTTTTTATAATGACACGAGTGTAACGAAGTGTCCCCTCCTTGCTTGCTGTAGCCGCAGCATTGCAAGGAAACCGGCTCGGCCCGCTTGGGGCGAGCCGAGCCTTCCCAGCCAACAGTGGAACTCACGACGAAAGAGGAACTAGTGCACGACGAACTTGCAGACGTGGATCTGCGCGGCAAAGAACTGGTGTCCGACGATCCGAGCACGTGGATCGTTCCCCCAGGCATGGCGCAACACGATTCCGTCCTCGACTGGTGGAAGCGACTCATCAAGGTGGAAACAGGTCTACACCCCGAGGTTGTCCATGCATGTCAAGGGGCGGTAGCGGCTTGGGCTACACAGCGGGGTTGGTACAAGGAACGCACCATCGGTTTCGTGAACACGCTCCTTAGCCACGGGTTCACCATGAAGCAGGTCGAGGATGCCACTTCGATCCCGATGCGGGAGCTTTTCGGCCCGACCCTGTGGTCCCGATGGGAACGCATCCAGGCAGGCGATCCGCTGGAGGATGCAATCGAGGGCATCTCGACGCACTGGCAGAAGCACGTCAAGTTGTGGGACAACATTCGCCAGGGCATACCCAAGCAGGCCAACTACGCACGACGCAACCCGAAGATGAAGCAGGCCGCCCTCGATCTGTGGGACCAGGGCGTTGACCGTCGGACGATCTGCGTGCGACTCAAAGAGATGTTCGGGGAGGACATTCGACCCGACACGGTGAGCCAGTGGGTGCTCCGCCGCAAGCAGAAACTCCAGAAGGCTTCGTGATGGCGTTCGAGATTCTGTACTTCGCCTCGTTCTTGGTCGCCGCCACGTTCTTCGTGCTGTGGGGCCTGTGGAGTATCTACGAATGACCCCCGCAGAACGCTACCGCTACATCCTTCGGCGCATTGCGGACCCGATGCACGATGTCATGGGCGACCTAACGCAGTTCCTGCGGTGGGACGACCAGCCGCTGCCGAAGTCCGACGCACTTGTCCTGGAGGCGGCCCGTGAGGTGTTGCAGGACGTGACCGCCTATCTCACCAAGTGGTTGAACATGCGCGCCATCGAGATCGAAGCCGAGGGGCACAAACGTGACTGAACGACGCAACCACGACTTTCGCCAGTCCGACCTGAACACGTGGATGATGTGCCCCGAGCAGTTTCGGCTGAACCGTGCGGGCGAGCTCCCCAGGCACGAATCGGACGCCACCGCCGTGGGAACCGCTGTGCATCACGGCATTGAGGGCGTGCTCAGTGGACAGTGCTCACTCGACGAGGGCCACGACCTGGCCGCCGAGAAGTTCACCGAGCTCTTGCCCACCATTGAGCGGTGGAACAAGGCCGACGAGCGCACCTGCTACGTGCACGTCTCCAACTGCTACACGACGTGGGCAGACCAGGTGTACCCCATGCTCCCCGCCGCCGTGCTCGTCGAGGAATCGTTTCGGGTCCTGCTGCATGAGGACGAGCACCGCACCATCCACCTCACGGGAACCGTGGACATGCTCGACGAGCTGGGGTGCGTTTGGGACTGGAAGAACATGGGCGCCGAGATTCAGAAGTGGGAAGCCGACCGATTCAAGATTCAGCCGACGGCGTACACGTATGCGGCCCGTCATGCCTGGGGCGTCGAGGAACCCGAGTTCGCCTATGCGGTCATGCTCAAACGTGCCAAGCCTGTAGACGCACAGATCCTGTACGTGCAACGCACCGAGCAGCATTGGGAGTGGTTGAAGCGCCAAGCCGTCAGCTTGGCGGTTCAGATCGAAGCGCAGCTTCCCGTGTGGCAGCTACGGGACCAGGGGTGGCATTGCAGCGCCAAGTGGTGCGGTGCCTGGGACTCATGCAAAGGGGCCCACCTGTGATCCCCGACAAGGAGGGCATGTTGATAGCAGCGATCAACGACGCTATTGACCACGCAGCGTGGCTGTTCGAGCTCGGGGACGTTCCCGATGACGCCGAGGACGAGTTCCGTGACCTGGTGTACGAGGAGCGGTATCACTGCGGGACGTGCATGGTGCGAACCGTCATGGAAGTGGTGTGGCCACCCATCGAGGACCTCATCGAGTACGCAACCCGCCGACAAACCCCTTGACGACAACCCCCCTGTGGGGTTGTATGACAAACCGAATGTTGCATCAGTACCATCCCATTATTACCAGCCAACAAGGAGGCACAGCCAAATGACAGCAGCACTAGGGACTGTTGAATACTCACGAACCGTCAAGGTGCGTGACTACGAATCAGCCAAGGCGACCGTCGCCATTCAGTTCGAGATCCCCGCCATGAACGGCGACAGCGCCGCCCACGGCCAGACGATCCTCGCTGCGGCACAGACCGCCATGTTCCAGGCCAAGACCCTGGTGTTCGACGAGCTCGGCATCGAGTTCAACGTGGACGAGGGTGGCGTGATCCGTGAAGCGATCCGCTCGACCTTCGGCCAGGTCACCGAAGTTTCAGCCCCTGCAACCCCGATGCCCGTGACGGCCCCGCCCGCTGCCATTGCGGCAACCAGCACCCCAATGGGCAGTGCCACCCCGCCGTTCGACGCCCGCACCCAGGAGGCCGAGCAGAAGCGTGCGAACGCCAAGTGGGCCAAGGATCGGTTCGCCACGAACCCTGACGAGTTCTACGACAACCGTGACAAGAAGGCCAGCGGCGAGTACTCGCCCAAGTCCCCTGACTTCAAGCACAAGGACAGTGGCATTGGAGTGTGGCTCTCCTAGAGCCCACCGTTCTGGGTCCCCCCGTCGTACCCCCTTCCTGCGACGGGGGGGCCTACCCCCCTTCTCTCCCCCTACGGAGTCCCCCGTGACCGAAGTGCTTTCCGTCGAGGAACTGCGCGCCCGCATTGCCGAACGGCAGAACATGGAGCAGTCCGCATCCGCCCAGCGTTTGCGGTACGTGCGACCTCTTGCCGACGCAGCCGAGGCCCTGATCGACGTGTTTCAGAACCCCGAGGGCCGATTCATGTTCGGCCTCCCCCCACTCGACGTGATGTTGCGTGGAGTAGGCAAGGGCGAGATGTGTCTAGTGGTGGGTCGAGCCCACTCGGGCAAGTCCGCCATCGCCCTTCAAGCCGTCGCCAACAACCCCCAGGCCCGTGTCCTGTGGTTTCAGTGGGACGAGTCAGCCCTGCTACTTCTCGCCAAGTTGGTTGCCGTGGTGAGCAACACCAACGGCGAGCTCTTGGAGCAGCGGGTCCGCTCGGGCGACCCCGAGGCGGTCGCCACCATCCGCCAGCTTGCTGGCCAGACCTTCCGCAACCTGGTGGTCATTGACGAACCGCTGGGCCTAGAGGACATGAGTGCCGCCCTGATCGAAGCCCAGGACTGGTGGGGCGCCGAGGCCGATGCCGTCATCCTCGACTTCATTGAGTTGCTCCCAGGCGAGCAGGACGCCACAGGTGTAGACGCAAAGATCAAAGGGTTGAAACGGTGGGGCAAGCAGCACAACGTGCCGTTGGTTTGCATCCACCAGGCGAATCGGAGTTCGGGTCACCGTGGGAAGGCCATCGGCATGGACGCCGCCAAGTTCGGCGGCGATGCCGAGGCCACCCAACTGCTCGGCGTGTTCCGCAAGCGTGACGATCCCGACCTGGAGCCCGCCGAGTACGAACTCGTCAAGGACCTGCTGCAAGTTGCCGTGTCCAAGAACAAGCGGCCCCCGTCCCGACGTGGCACGGTGGACTTCCACCTCGACCCCGACACGGGACGCATCACCCCCCTCGACGACCTGCACCCCGCACCCGTCGAACCGCCAATGGAGTCAACGTGGTGGGAGCAACAGAACTTCTAGACAAGCCGACCGCCGACTTTGCGAACCTGTTCATGGGTTCCTTGGAGGCTTTCGGCACCGAGGAAGGCGGATGCGACCGTCCCGACCCTGCGGTGGAACCGCTCGTTGGCTACATGGATCGTGTAGCCGCCCACCTGTTCGGGGACACCCCGATGGGGGTGTACCCGCAGTACAACAGCGCCAGTGGGGCCACCACGTGGTGTGGTTGGGGTTGCGTTGACTTCGACGAGGGCGAGGACGAGTCGTGGATACACGCCGTCAACCTGGTGCTCGTGCTCCAGCAGTTCGGTGTGCACGGCTGGGTTGAGCGCAGCCGCACTCGTGGGTACCACGTGTGGGTGTTCCCCGAGGAACATGTCATCGCATCCTTGATGCGTCGAGCCCTGCTCGGCGCCTGCCAGGTTGCAGGCAGCCCCACAAAGGAGATCAACCCCAAGCAGGAAACGCTTGGGGTGGGCCAAGTGGGCAACTACGTGCGGCTCCCGTACCCGAGGTATTGGGAGGCGGCGAATCGCCGCTGCATGGTGGACGACCTCCGTGAACCGATCACGCTCACGACGTTCCTGAATCGTGCCCGCTCGTCGCTGGCGAACGAGCGCCAGTTGGCGGAGCTTGCCAAGCTGTACCTGGCACCGTCGGCCCCAAAGCCGACGGTGCATGTTTCCGACGACTACACCCCCGTCGGTGCCGTCCCAGGGTTGGTGCTCCACATGATTGAGCACGGGCCGTTGTCTGGCGAGGACGACCGCAGTGCGTGGCTGTGGCGGCTGTGCCGAGTCATGCACGAACGCAACGTCGCATACGCCGAAGCCCGCTCGGCTCTCGGGCAAGCCGACGAACGGTGGGGCAAGTTCCATCTCCGCCGTGACGGCGACGACGTGCTCGACCGCATGTTGGCAAAGGCTTACGGGGTCCGATGAACAAGTTCTCGTTCGCCGTGGATCTGCGCCCCCAGGTCAAAGAGCGTCCCCGCATGACACGTCGGGGCAGGGTGTACACCCCCGCTAAGACCCTGGACTACGAGCGGAGTGTCGCAGAGCTCTACGACGGCCCGATGTTCGAGGGCCCGATCTTTTTCTCCGTCATGTTCGCCAAGGAGTACAGCCTGGTCACTATCCAGGAGGCGACCAAACCCCAAGACAGTTTGCGGGGCGATCTCGACAACTACGTCAAAGCGATCACAGATGGCCTTCAGGGGCAGGCATACGTGAATGACCGCCAAATCGTGCGGTTACACGCCACCCGTCACTAGGAGGACATCATTCTCAACAAAGTCGAACTTATCGGCCAGGAGCCCACGCTGTTCGCAGTTGGGTTGTGGCGTGACGGCAAGCCCGTCGGCACGTACCTGTACAAGCGGGAGCAGTCCGCCCGCTCGAAGTTTCGTGAGATGGCCAAGACGTGCCGTGCCCCCCACTCGATCACCTTCGAGGTCATCGAGCTGATCTGGCACACGCTGCAAATCGAGGCCCCAAGTGAGTGACCGAGCCTGGAACTTGCAGCCGTGGCATGTGCGGCAACACACGTTGGGCGACACCGCCGAGGGGAAGTTCGAGGACATCCACGACGCTCTCGGCATCAAGTACACCAGGTTTGGGTTGAACCGTCCGCCCTTCCCCGTGACGCCACTGCCACGTTTCATTCGGTACACCCCCGACTACCTGTGCGCCGACAAACTCGTCGAGGTCCAGGGCATCGGACGTGACGCCGTGCTGAAAGTGAAGCCCGACAAGCACGCTGCGTTGATGGCATGGAACGACATGTGTATGCCAGTCGAGCTGTGGGTGTGGGACTCGCACCGTGGCAAGTACGCCAGCAAACCGCTGGTAGAGCTCCCCATCGTCGAACTCGGGATGTTCAACGATGGCAACCCGTACTACGCCATTGACCGAGGGGAGATTGGGCCCTGGGTGAGCCCTCCGTGAGACATGAGCGTTCCACTGAGCCCTCCCGACTACCCAACGGCAACCCCCGCTACTACAGCCCGTTAGAGGCGTTGATGTCCACCGCCCCTGGGCGGCAGATCGAGGTGTCCCAAGTTGAGTTGCTGGAGTTGCGGGACGTGATCGAGGACGCCCTGGAGTCGGCCCTGACCGAACAGGAGCAGTGGATCTTCAACGAGGTGTTCGTCGCCCGCACGTCGCTGCGCAAACTTGGGTTGCCCAAGACGACGGTTGCCCGCATCCGTGACCGTGCCGTCGAGAAGATGGCTGCCGCCTTGCAGGACCATCCGATGATCCGCGCGTATCTAAAGGATCAGCAGTGAGCGTCTTTAGGGATCGAGCGGTGTTCCTGGCGGGCCCGATGCGGGGCTACCCGAACTTCAACTTCCACACGTTCCAGGCTGCCCGCAACGCTCTGCGCTCCCAGGGGGCGAGCGTCTGGTGTCCCGCCGAGCGGGATCTGCTCGATGGGTTCAACCCGTGGGGGCGGGACGGCACGACCGAGGAACTGGCCGAGGTGGGGTTCCAGATGGAGTCGGCGCTGAACCGCAACATCGCCGCCCTATTGGGGTGCCACGCTGTAGCCGTCCTTCCAGGGTGGGAATCCTCTCCAGGGGCCCGTACAGAGCTTGCAGTGGCCCTGACAAGGGGAATAGCCGTTTACGGGCTCGAAGGCCCGTACACGGCGAAATACAGGGTAATCAGGCGAACCTGTGGTGGTTCAGGCGTGTGGGAGGTCCACTCGCTGTGAAGCCACCTAGCAGGGTGCGGGTCGGCCCCCACACGTACCGCATCGTGGCCGACAAGCACGAGATCAACCGCTTGTCCGTCGAGGCCGACGAGCCCCACCTGGGCGAGTGCGACACCAGGACCCTCACGATCTACGTGGACCCCACCCAAGCCGACACGATGCTCCAAGACACCGTGCTCCACGAACTGCTCCACGCCCTAATGGATCTCGTCGGTGCGTGCGATGACGTTTCTAGGGAAGTCGAGGAAAGATTGGTGCGACGGCTCGCTCCAGCATTGCTGGAACTCCTGACCCGAAACCCGAAACTCAACGAATGGTTGACGCAATGACTGGTGACCCCCGCTTCCACGCCCTGCTCTCCGAAATCGCAGAGCTCCACGACCGCAAGCAGAGCGACTACGGACGGGCGACCGACCCGTTCGCCAACGTGCGCGCCTCAGAGGAATGGGGTGTTGAGCCGTGGATCGGCACCATGATCCGTGCCACCGACAAGGTGCGCCGCCTTCAAGCGGCGGCACTTGGGTCCGAGCTCCGCAACGAGGGCATCGAGGACAGCCTGATGGACTTGGCGACCTACAGCCTGATTGCGTTGGTGCTGTATCGGGAAGCCAACGAATGACCATCGAGTACGTCCCCGACGAGCACGGCTACTACTACGTCGTGCTCCACGACGGGGTTGAGATCGGCCAGGTATCCCACGAGATGGACGGGTGGACGTTCTGGTCCCCCGTGCCGAAGGTCAGCATCCGCAGCTACCAGGCCATGCCCCCCCAGCCGACCCGCAGCGCCGCAGTCAAAGCGGCTATTGACGCTCAGACCACGTAATCGTCGGGGCTGGCGACCACTGACGCCGTACCAGGCGTCCCGAATGGCTCCGACCCCAGGCTCGTCACAAGGCTGATGACCGCACCACTCGCCGCAGCGGTCAGCACCGCACGCCAGTCGGCGGTCATTACGTCGAACGTGTCGGCCCCGACCAACACGATGGCGAACTGTGCTGCCGTCTTGATGGCTCGCTCCAGGGCGTCTTTCCAGAACTCCAGGCTCATTATCATCCCGCCTTCAACGGTTGAGTGGTCTGCCAGAACCACGGGTCAGCGTCCCCCAGGTACGGCACGCCCAAGAACTTGAACTTGTCGATGTCGGGCGGCTTGCAGTCGTAACGGAACCCGTTCCCGTAGAACACGGAAATGGTTCCGTCCTTGGCTCGACGCATCATCACTGGCTTCACTTCTTCTTCCTCTCCTGCGGGTTGCTGGTAGTCAGGATCGAACTCGGCCATTCGTGCCATGACCTGGGGCCCTGGGCACGAGGTCGGGTTCGGTGCCTGCTGGTGGCCCTTCACGAAACCCTTGCCGTACAGCCTGTTGTGCTCGCTGACGATCTGACGGGCGGCCACGATCTGCGCTTCGGTGGGCGCCTGGTCCCCGCCCAACGGCAGGAAGATGGCGTGGCTGCGCTCGTTCCAGTTCATGGTGTGGGCCCCCACAACACCCCAGCCTCGAAGCTCGTAACGCACCCCCGTGCTCGAAACGGCCCAGCTATAGGCAATGTCGGGCCACCCCTGGGTTTCTTGGTGGTACGCCTGGGTGGAACGCAGAAAGGCGCACACATCGACGTGCTCGCCCGCCAGCACCGCTGACGGCACGGGCCCACCGTTGTAGTGGATGAACACCCCTTGCGAGCCGTTCAGCACCGTTGTCCACTTCGGGGGCTTTGCGCCCCACTGCTCTCTCGTCACGTAAGACACATCGGCCTCCATAGAGGGGGCTAAGTGTCCCGCTGCTGCGCCTTCATGGCGTCCACCGCATGGCGGATCTCGTGGTCATGGACCCACTGGCGGATGGACTCGACGCCGTTCACGACGTGCTCAGTGCGCTCGTCGATGCGGCCCACATGGCCCAACAAGCCCTTCACGTCCTCGTGGAGTTCCCCGACCAACGCACGCCCCTCGGCGTGCTGGTCGCTGTTCTCCTGCTGCAACTGCCGTAGACGCAACTCGTGGTTGTGCTGTTTGCGCAGCACAACCATCGGTCCCACAATGGCCGATACTGCGGCTACAGCCAGGGGGATCAGCACTGCCAGGTCGATCATGGGGTAAGCACCAACTCTTGAAGCGGGCGGTAACCCGCCTGCTGCATGTACTTGCGGTACTCGGGGGTGGCTCGCTTCATCAGATCCTCCAAGAAATAGTCACGAATGGCGTCCACGTCGGCGTCTGACAAGCCCTTGATGTTCCGCAGATCGTCAATGTTCTTGAATCCGCCGTATGTCCTGCGGTAGTCGATGATCTTCTTGGCGGTGGACGGCCCCACCCCAGGCAACTGTTCCAACTCGTCGATGCCTGATGAGTTCAGATCGACCACCTTCGGCTTGGGTATGCCCATCGTCTCGGGCTTCTCGGCCAATGCCAGCAGCATCGAGTTGATGTTCGTGCGCTCGAAGTCAGGGATCTTGGCTTTCACGATGTCGTCCAACGTCTTGAACGATCCATTGGTGGCACGGTTGGCCACGATCCATCGTGCAGCGTTCTCGCTGATCTCGGGCAGGTCCGCCAACGCTTTGGCGTCGTAGGTGTTGGCAGCCCGCAGCAGGAAGTCACGCTCGTACAGCAAGCGTTCCGCATTGAGTTCAACCCTGCGGGTGTTGTCAGTCTTAGAACGTCGTGAGGTTTCTTTGAGGTCGTATTGCAGGCTCTGGTACTTGTCTCCCTCGTCGTTCAGCCAGGAGATGCGCCGCCTGATCTCGCTGTTTTGGCTGCGGTCGTCGTTGGTGCGGATCGTGAACCCGAGCCCCTTGGACAGCCACGTGTTCGCCGCACGGGTTGGGTCCAGGAGGCGATTCAGCACGCCAAGTAATGGGAAGCCCTGTTCCATTGTGTACAGGTACCGCTCGTCAATGCGGGCAACCCCGTCAGCGCCACGCTCTGCCAAGCCGCTCTTGACTAGAGCTTCCGCAACTTTTGTTTCCTCATACTTCGGTGGGAGTTCCACTAACTCGTTTCGGAACGGCTGGTTGGTAAAGAATCGCTTGTTTGCCGCCAACTCGACGGGCACTTTGAGGTACGGAGTCACTGCGCTTGTCAGGTACTCCATTGGCGAGTCAATGATCCCAAGGTCCATCAAAGGGAGCTCGGTGAAGAGGTACCTGTTGAATCCGTCCTGCTTGAACGGCAGACGTATTGCCCCTTCTCGCCCGTACCAGCTCGACACATACGCATCTTCTTCGCTCTGCGCTTCGATGGCGTTCTTCAAGCGGTAGTAGGACAGTGCGACCTTTGGCTTGCGGATCAGGCCCTCAATCTGGAGGGGGACATTGCGGCTGATCCACACGTAGAACGGAATAATCCGACGAAGGTAGTTCGCCTCAAATGCGCTCACGTCGTTGTAGTCAAAGTGGTACTTGCGGACCCGCAGCGTGGCCGAAGTGAGGTCGCCACCCCTGGTGTAGAAGGTGTCGTAGGCCAACGAGCCACGCAGGAACCGCTCAACACGTTGGGCGGCGTATCCGTTGGCTCGAATCAGGGCATTGTCGCTCAGGCTGAGGATTTGCTCCCTGGGCCCGTACCTGCCCGCACTGATTGCACGGCCCATGTCCCCCAAGAAGGAACCAGCCTTGTCGGTGGCCAGTGTTGACGTGCTGCGGCCAGCGTCCTGGGCGAACGCACCAGCGAGGCCCATGCCCGAAGCGGATTCCATGCGATGCCACTGGCGGTAGGCATCGCCGCCTTTCTTTCCCATTGCTTTGTCAACGGCTTGGAGCGCCATTTCGGCGTTGCCCGTCTTGCGCAACTCAGCAAAGTAAATCTTTTCTGACCTAAAGAAGTTCACGTAGTTGCGAACGTCCACGCCGGCGAGCCAGTTGTTCATCAGCCCGCCGAAGAAGTTGCGGATGTGGAAGCCAGGGCTCAGGATGGCGTACCCCTTGAACACGTTCGTGGCGTAGTCGGCGGCACGCAGAAGCTTCTTGATCTCGGCTGGCGAGGACAACCTGTTGGCGTCCACCAAGATGTCCACCAGCCACGGTTCGGCAAACGTCTGGCGGTCAAGTTGCTTGAACCCCATGTCGTTGATCGCTGCAATCTGCTCTGCCAGCCCTGGTGTAGACGCCAGGTTGCCGTCCATGAGTTTGGAGGGACCTCGACCACTAGCCAACATGTCGGCTTCGGCTGCAAACGCCTGCCCTTGCAGGCGCAGCGCCGAAGCCCCCATCACGGATGAACCTTCTCCCGCTGGGAGTTGACTTGGCGCCTCTGCGTTCTGCATAGAGAACGAGATGTCCATTGGGTCAGAGGCTGCCGCTGGGGCATCCTGGGTTGTCGGGGTCCTGCCAAGTTGCAGGTCATCAGCACGTGAGAACGCCTCGTGGGCTTGGATGCGCAGCAACCGTTCGGCGCTGTTGGCGTCCGTACTGTCGAGTGCCAAGAGCTTCTTCATGTTGTCTGCGGCTACAGCCAGGGCATCGGCGGGCTTGTCGCTTTGCCTGTCAATGCGGAAACCGAAAGCCTGATCGCTCAACGAGATCAGTTTGCGCTGATTGTCACGGATGGATTTGCGGGCCTGCATTTGCAGTGTTTCGAGTTCCGCTTCGATCTTGGCCACCTTGCTGGCGGGGCGAACCTGCTTCTCGTCAAAGACGGTCGCTGACCGACGCGCCAAGTCGTCTACCAAGATTCCGTCGTACCCAAGTTTCTTCAACTTGGAGCGATACACGGCCCCAACCATCTCAGGCGTGTACCCAAGTTTCGCCAGCAGCGGACCGCTTCCTGGCGACATCGCCAACAGTTCCTCGGCTCGCTTGGGCGACATTGAGGTCATGGCGGGCGACACGAGTTCGTCGATCAGCATGAACGCTGCCAGTTTCTGCGGCGGGGCGATGTTTGCAACTTCGCCTCGCAGAGTTCTCGCTTGGTTTGCCAGGTCCGTCAACCTTGTGACTGTTTGGCTGTTTCGCCAGCCCAATGCAGCCAGTTCTTCCCCACTGATGGTTTCGCCCCACACTGCTCGTTGGATGGCGGCAACGAACGCTTCGCGCATGGCAACCTCTTTGGCCATGACCGACACGTCACCGACCAGCTCGCCAATCTCCAAGTCGGCAGAAACCGCCTCGTCCCTGAGTTGAGCAACACGACCCGTCATCGTTTCTGTGGGCGACGATTTCAGTTGTGCCAAGAAACGCTCATCAACTGCGTCGGTGGAGCCAGTGATTGACCTGACCAGGTTGACGTACTCGTCAGCAAGCTTCGCTGGTTCCTCCAAATCCAGGTTTCCCCTGGCAAGAATCGTTGTCTCGATGGCGGAAGCCAACCGATCACTGTCGTCACCGCTTTTGCGGAGGCGCTGCAAGCGAACATTCCTTGCCAACTTCTCGGTTTCCTTGGCGGCGGCTGCCGTTGCTGCGGCTGATGCCGCTTCATCCGCCTGCAACCGCCCCAAGTACAGCTCGTTTGCGATCCGCCACAACTGGCCCCGATTTGGCGACTGCGCGTTCAACGACTGGAAGAACAGTTTCAGTTCGGGGTCGGCTTCGCCTGCAACGAAACGTCGGATCGAGTTAGGCATGTCGCTGGCAAAGTCTCGCCAGCGTTCGAGCATCGGAGTCAGGCCCTCTACTTGCTTCAATGTGGAAAGACGAACACCAACATCGGCAAGTTCCCTGTTGTACTCGTCGGCAATCATCCTTCCCGTGCCATACAGGTCGCTGCCGCTTCCTGGCGTCTTGCGCTCGATGACGACCCTTCGCAGGTAGTCAATCTGCTTTTCCTCAGCATCTTTGGCTTTGCTGCGGTATTGCAGCACGTCCCACCACGTCGAGGTGTCGTTCGGGTCGATCACACCATCAAGCTGGTCAACTAAGCGAACCCCGCCGCTGTCCCGAACGAATGATGTGAACGCTTGGTCGAACGGGACTGACGACACGCCCGCATTGGGGGTGAGCCCCGTAAAGCCAAACCCGATTGCGCGTTTTTCGAGTTCGGCCATCGCTGCTTCCCTGGCTTCATCGCTCGGGCCCTCAACGATGTTGTCCAGGTAGGCCATCTCGTGTTCGGGGAGCAGCACCCCAGTCTCACGGAGGTTGTCACGATTGGGGAGCCAGCGTCCGTCGGCCTCATCGAAGTACGAATACCTCAGAAGATCAACCAGGTTCTTGCGTAACGCATTGACTCTTTTGCTGGCTTGCGCCTTGTTGGCCGCCAGCTTCTTGTAATCAGGGTGCCCCCTACTCATTCCCTGCATTGACCGCTTGGCATCTTCCAGCTCACGTTTTGCGCTGTTCCACTTCTTGGAGTCGGGAAGTAGATCAAACCACCAGTCGTCGTTGGCGCCGCCTTCGTAGTTCGGGAAAGCCTGGTTGAAGCCTGGTTGCTTTCTCCAGGCATCGGGGATGTAGTCCTCGATGAATCCGAGCCCTGGCCTCGGGATCTTCAAGGCTTTAGCTTGCGCCTTGTTGCCCAGCGGAATGCTGCGCAGAGTTTCCTTCACCTCGTTGTGAACGGCATCAACGACTTTTTTGAGTTCTCGAATCCCTTCGTCGGTGCGCAGGTCGAAGCCGTTCCAGAAGAAGTTGGGGGTGGTGTCGTCGGCGTATCTGGCGTCGATGTCGAACATGGCATCAAGTGCCTCGTCAACCTCGTTGACGATTTCTCGCTGCTCGGCAAGCAACGCTTGGCTCGCCTCGTCCACCTGGGGGCTGGGGGACAGGGGCACATCCCCTGGCCCACGAACGGGTTCACTGGCAGGCAATGCAGCCGTGTTGGGAGCTTGGGCTTCGCTGGCCAGCTCAGCCAAAGCCTTCTTGGCCGAATCTATGGCTTGGGTTTTGCGCTTGATTTCAAGGCCGTAATCCTTGACCATCGCACGTATGTAAGCGTCATGCGTAGCAACGAAATCTCTGGGCAGAGCTTTCGCTTCTTCAAGCGTGTATCGGCGGCTTTTCGGGCGCAACGACGCGTCTTGCCGAAGGGCCACTTCCAACTGCTCGTCATAGGTGGGGTTCCCAGCCAGGAAAGCATCCCACTCATCAACGGCACTTGTGTGCTTCGCCAAAGAACGCTCAGCGCGCGCAAGGGCCTTTTCTCCTCCTGCAAGTTCTTTTGTCTTGTCCGCAATCCTTTCCTCGATGGTGCGAGGAGCGTAAGTGGGCGTTTGCCTAACGGTCTGGGTTTGAGCCTTTTGGATGACATCACCCGTGCCATCTGGGTTCAGCCTGATGTACGACCCTCGCTGGGGATCGCTCACGGTGACGAAATACCCGCTTGCGGGAGCGGCTTCCTTCTCCCCCGCCTCTCGGACGTAGACGGGTCGGCCCTCCTTCTGAGCACGCTTTGAGGCTTTCTTGATCGACTGCGACAGGCCAGGATCGCGTTTCTTGAACGTGTCCAGCATCTTGCTGGTGATCGGCGTCACCTTGTCTGCGGCTTCGCCAACTTCAGAGGCAGCGTCGTCGGCGGTGGCCGCCACCTCGTCTGCAACTGCGGGTTCGGCTGGGGCCTCGATCTTCCGTTTCAGCTCGTCGATCCTGTCGTACTGCCGTAGAAGTAGTTCTTCCGAGTTGTCCGTGACCATGACCTCTAGGTCGTCGAGCTGCCTGCGAATCTCATCGACCGCACCTGGGGTCAGGCCCTGATCGGCAATGCGGGCACCAGCTCGTTGCACGAACTCCGCAGCGATGGGGTTTGGTGTAGCCGCAACACTCAACCTCATTTTTGCGATCAGTCTTTCGGCGGGGTCACCTGGCAACGGCCCCGATGGGGTTCCCCCACCGAACGCCAACTTGCCCAACGTGTCGTCGAGGTCGTCGATGAAGCGCAGGACTGCCTCAGAGCCATCAGCAGCGTTGACGGCTTGGGCGTGTCGGGCAAACACCGCACTGATCTCGTCCACGAACACCTGCTGGGTGTTCGTCAGATCCGTGAGCTGGTCGAGCTGCACCAACTTTGCGTCTACAGCGGTGAGCAGCATTTCGGCGTTGATGATGCGGTCGGCGTCGTCAACGCCAGCAATGACCCGTGGGTTCTTCATGGCCACGTTGACTTGGATTCGGCGAATGTCCTTAGCGTCCATGCCAGACGCCACTGCGTCGTCGCTGTAGTACACCGTCCTGCCGATGAACTCGGAGGCAGCCTCACGCCCAGCCGCACCACTGAGGGCGTCAATCGTCAGATCCTCAACGCCCCCCTGGGCCTTTGCGAGTCGCATTCCTTTGGGTGTGGCAACGAACTCAGCCAGCTCGCCGTTCGGGCGCAGCAGGCGCCCCTTCTCACCAACTTCAATCAGCCGATCCAATGCTCGCCCATACGGTGCACGGCGCACCGTGGGCGGGGCGGAGCGATACAACTGGCGCATGGCGGCACGCTTCTGTGCGCTGGTCAGAGTTGTGTTTTCCAAGATGCGCTTGCGGCCCTGCTCAAACGCGACTTCGGCGTCAAAGCCGTCACGGATGCGGTTCAGGTCACGGACTGAATCATCGGTGGCCCGCAGGTTCCTGCGCATCGCTCTCAGTGCGGCGACGTTTTCTTCAAGATCGACCTTTTCGGCTTGCAGCTTGGTGCGCCGCAGGATCTCGTCGCTGCCGATACTGGCTTGTGGCGTCTTTAGCAGCTCGTTCACAGTGTCCAAACGGGCTGACGTTCCCGACAGCAGCTCATTGACGGTTTCACCGATCCTGGCAACGTCGCCAGCGTCAAGGTCCGCCTCACCCATGTAGCGGGCAAGCTGCTCGTCCACTTCATCCATTCGCACGTTGAGGCGAGCAATGTCGTCGGGCTCGACACCCATTGCCCACGCAGTGAGGCGAGCGGCTGCGGCCTGCTCGTCTGGTTTGGCCGCACCGCCCTGCTTGACACGTTGCACCATCCGTCCAACGGACGTGTTGAGTTGGCTTTCCGTCCTCCTAATACGTTCCGCCAACTGGCGGCGAGTGGACGCATAGCCACGAATCGCCTTTGAGCGGTCTGCGATGAACCGACCTGTCTCGTCCAACCTGTCGGTCATTGCTTTCAGGGTGCCGCCGTCCCTGACGATCTCATCGAGCACTTGGATGTCTGCCAGCAATCTGGTTCCCGCAGTATCTACGGCTACACCCGACTCCATTGCGGCTTGACGGGCCCCCAGGACTTTTGAGGCGAGCTGTTGCCAGTTCATCCTCCGCATGGTTTCGCCCATGTCGGCTATCGGGCTCGCCATCTTGCCTATTTGTTCGGCGGTGAAGCCCACCCCCGCTCGCCGCATGTTGCGAGCAATGAGCTCGCCTTCGAGGCGACCCTGGGCAACGAACACTCGGGTTCGTGCCGCCTTGATCCAGTTGCGGTCGTACAACGCCCCGATGAACTCGTCGCCGTAGTTGCGACGAAGAATGTCCTCACCCTGCATCTTCGGCGTGAAGTTCTTGGGGTGCAGTTCGGTGGGGACAATCATCTCCCCCAAGTACTCGTTGCCGACCCTGAACTTTGTGCCACGCTGCCAATCGGCCTCAGTGAAAATGCTGGTTACGGGCTTCTTCTTATTTACAAGGTCCAAGAAGTCCTTGCTCATCAACGTCGGCACGTAGTTCTCGAGGTCGTCAATGACTTCCTCGCCAACGATGTCGTTGAAGTTGTTCCGTAGTGTTTGGGACTGCCAGTCTTGGATGCGTGCAACTAGTTTCTGCACCTTTGGGTTCTCTGTGTACTGAACGTACAACTTGCCCGCAGACGGGTTTAGCCCTTGCGCTGACGCAGCAACATCTTCCAGGAAGTAAGAAAGTTCCTCGGGGTCTACCTTCAGACGCTTGATCTCTCGCACAATCTCGTCGAGCTCGGCGTTGGCGTTTGTCATCCACAGCGCCGAATCCGCTCGCGCCAACAGAAGCTGCGTTTGCGTTTCCATCGCTTGGGCAACACGGGCTTGGTCGCCCGACTGAATCTGCGCTGCCAACTGGCGAAACACCGTGCTAAATGGTTTTGCAGCCGTCTTGCCCGCACGAGAGTTGCGCAGCGACGCAATGCCGACGTTCAACGGTCGTGTCGTGACCGCTGCAACCTGACGTGACCCAGGAATCAGCACTCGGGCGTTGCCAACGCCCAGGTACGCACCGCCCTTCAGATTCTTTACGTCGGTCGGCAATAGGTTGGCTCGACGCAGAGCTGCTTCGGCGCCCTTGCGCTCCGCTTGGCTCAGGCCACGCAGACCACCAACCTCAAATGAACGAGCAGCAAGGGTTGCAGCCCTGTTGGCTTCAAGCGCGTTTCCTAGTTCCGTTTCAATCTTTGCTGCTTGCCCAAGAGTTCGACTGAGTTCGAGGCCCTTGTCGGCAGCCAGCCTGGTGACGCCTTTGCCAGCACCACCCAAGTACGTCGTGGGGCTGGTAGCCATGTCCAGGAAGAACGTGAAGATCCCTTGGGCAAGTCCACCCCACCCATCGGGATTGTCTTGGGCCTGTGCGTTGCCTCTGCCCCGCATTGGTTCCGCGCCGCCGAGAATGTAGTTGGTGAATCCGAGATCCCGATTGGCCAGGATCTCGTTCCAACTGATGTTGTCATCGACGCCCTTCCAGAAGCCGTCCCATGACCAGTTCCACATCGGGTCGTCATCGGAATCAAACTGCCTGACGACCTGATTGAGAAACGACCTGGCCATTGCGTCTGGCTTGTCGATGAAGTCCAGCGCATCCATCCAGAACGGCTTGTCGAGCCGCTTGGACCCTTCGTCAATCAGCCGTTCCTTTTCACGGTCAGGCAAGTTGCTTTCGGCAATGGCCTGCAACTTGCGTTGAAGCTCATCCTCGCTCTCGGCAAACTTGTCGGCCCACTCGCCCCCTAGCGGCTTGCCTTCACGCAGCCTTTGGAGGTCGGGGTAGATGTCAACCAGCGGATCGTTGACCCGCTCATCCAACTTCTGGCGTTCAGCTTCTGGCGTTGTGCCACCTTGCGCTAGAAGCTTCCGAGCTTTGCGCTTGGTCGAACCCTCCCCAGGCTTAGAAGTGGGGTCAGCAAGAAGTTCGTCAAATCGGTTGCGAGTCGGCCCTGCCATGACTAGCGGCCCGAGTTCGCCAGGGCCTCCTGGATGGCCGTCTGGTTATTGGCCTGCTCAACCTGCCGACGCAGCTCGAAGATGCGATTCTCCGTGTCGAGGCGTGCCTGCGCCTCGGCAGCAGCCGCAGATGCAGCAATCTGCCCAAGCACTGACGAGTAGGTGCTCGCCATCGTTCCTCGTGCCGCCTGGTCGATTTGGCTCACGCCACTCAGCGCATTGGCCCGAGCGTCCTCGCCCTGCATCCGTCGTGTAGACGCATAACTTTGGGCGTTGGCCCCAAGGGCGCCCATTGCCGCCAACATTTCAGGGTTGGCGGCTTGGGGGCGGAAACCACGTGCGAGCAGGCTGGCGTTGGCGGCGTTCATGTTCGCCGCCAACTGCGCAGCGGCGGATTGGTAGGCCGACCCAACACGATCTTCCAGGCCCGACGTGGCGTTTCGCCACGTGTCCCACGCCTGGACGGTTCCCGTCCGAGCATCACGCTGCGCTGCGGCAATGTCGTTCATACCTCTAGTGCGGGCCGCCTGGAGGTTGGCCCGCTGGGCGTTGAACGGCATCCGTGAGGCGTCTACAGCCGAGTAGGCGAGCTTGGCGAGCTCCATGTCGCTCG